ATTTTTTTCTCCTATTGATAAATTGTTCTTGCGTCAGATACTGCGTAGGCTGATACACAAATCTTCGAATTACCACCGCCCTCGTTAAATATCTCTGGCGGGGTTTCATCGTTATTATTGTGTTTTTGATAATAATATTCTTTATACTCGTTAGCATTGACGATAAAGCTAATATTAGAATTAACAATGAAAATAATTCGTTTTACTGGAGATGGGTTGATCTTAATGAGGCTACTGAAAGAGGTAACTTTATCGTGTCTAGAACCAATAGTGGTTCTATTAACGTTAGCAATAAACACCTCACACAAATTCCCACCGACCAACTGATTAACCTCAAGCGTGCCAGTAAATTTACCAGTTACGCCTTCGAGCCTTGCAGCTTTGATTACGCCACCTTCGACAATTGCACCTTTTACTGTCCCTCCGCTTACCACTGCACCATTAACCGTTCCACCATTAACTGTTGCACCATTAACGGTGTTACCAGTAATGACACCACCAGTTATTCTTGGTGCTCTAATTTCCTGATTAGCCTGGATGTGGTCGCCGCGGATCGTGTTTGCAATAATACTGCCACCGTGTACTTCCGTTAAACCAGCATTAGCCCATGGACTAGGCTGTGTAGCATATTCAGTACACTCTTCAAGCATTGGCCGAGCTAAAAACATATAACAGTTCGTTTCATTTGCTTTAGCGTCATAAAAAAAGAAATGCACATCTAGGCTAACGGCCTGAGAATGAGCTTTGAATTTAATAAAAACTCTATCCGCGGAATTTATTCCTCCAAAAATATACCCATCTCTACAATATTTAGTCAATGCACCTAAATATTCGCCATTCCCCCCACGTTGGTCGATATAAATCTGAACCGCTGAACATCTATGATTACCCATATAAACACTAAGCATATACCAAGTATTAGCATTGATAGCAACATTTTGAGAAATACCTGATCTTGTATTAATATCACCAGTTCTTGCATTACTCCACCGTACAACATTTTCGCTAGGTAAATATCCACCTTTTTTCAAACCCCAATTAGGATCTTGAATACATTGCCGTTCTCCTAATAAATTAGGAGGCACATTAGTTGATCCAGCCCACCCATAAGGCACCCCATTTGTCGGATTTGCAAAAATAGGGTTGTATAATAGGTTCACACCTGAACCAGATGACAACTTATCTCTCGTCACAGACCCAGCTACGACCAAATCACCACGAATACCAACTTGCCCATTTGCAACAGAAAACACTGGTTTGACATTGCCATCATTAGCATTAGCAACAATCCCGAATTTATCAGCCATAACAATGACCGAACTTTCTTCCTGGTTTGCACCAAGTGCGATACCAGCAACAGCAGTCCGTCCACCAGCAATAGCTTGCGTTTTGATTGTGTGCATCGAACTAACTTTGCCATTCAGTCCTGCTACAGCACTACTCACCTGTGATACTGTTGATTCTGCCTTGCCAACTTTAGCGGTTAATGCGTTAATTTGTTGTGCATTCGCTTTATCACTTTCCGCTTGAGCCTGTCTTACTGCAGTAATACCTGATAAAGCTGATTCGGCCTTCGCTGTCACAGTTTTAATTGTTTCAGCTTGTGCTTGGTCTGTTTTTTCAAGATTTTTAATTGCAGTTCCTGATGATTGAGCTTGTGCAGCTATTTGAGCTAATGCACCAGCGACAGCAGTTTGTCTTGTTTTAGCTTCTTCCCCAACAGCATTGTTAATATCTGCTTTAATGGAATTGATAAGCTCTTGACCAAGTTGTGACTTGGTGATTTTACCTTCTAACGCATTTAACAAGTTATCTGGGTTATGGTCTGCTTCGCCAAATACTGCTTCGGTGAACTCACCTTTATTCCCCTGTTTATCTACTCCTCGCAAATAAAAGTAATAGCCTGTCGATAAAGGCACGCCATTAATAACATAGTTACTTTGAGGATATGGCAAGGTTGCCACTTTCACTGCAGTGCTTATGTCATTTGTATTGCTACGCCAAATCTCAGTGCTAAACCCAGGTGTGAATGTCTTAGGTAAATCCCAATCCAACTCAATAGCAAATAACAAGGATTTAGTGACAAATCTAGGGATGTTGAGATTAATCTCAAATGATCGTGTTACGGGGTCTGACAATTGGCCACTTTGGTTTTTAGCTCTGATTTCTGCGGTATAACTACCATCAGGTAATCCTTCAAATGATATTTCTGGATTTTTTAAGTTTAGATATGTTTTAAAAACCTTTCCGTTGCGATATAACCGCACCTCATAGGTTAATAACGTATCTGTTGTGGGTACTGACCAAGTAAGTTTTATACCGTCAGCGCTATAAACTACATCAGCATTAGTGACTTTTGTTAGTCCATTGTGCATTGTTGTTACAACAGGCACAAAGCTTGCACTACCATCAACAATCGCTTCTTTTTGCGGTT